TAATTTACCCCTCTGGGCACTGGGTAGAGAAACAAAACTTAGACAACATAAAGATGGTAGATTAATTGTTGAACTTAATAAAGAAAGTTCTGATAATCCTGAAAAAATGACTGGTTGGTTACCAGAAGGTAAGAAATGGAAACGTATATTTAATGTTAAAACTAATACAACAACTGGATTAGAGTCACAAAATTATGATGATCTAATACGTCACTTAATTAATGAAAGTAATGAGGATTTTGGTTGGGTAATAAAAGCAGATGGTACTTGGATTAAGGAACCTGTAACACATGTTAAATTTGCTTTAAGTTCATTAAATATATCAGTAAAAGACATCAATTTAATTTTAGGTGAAAGTATATTTAAACGATGGGTTATTGTTAACAAACCATTTCAACCAGAGTATCCAGGTGAACGTCAATGGAATAGAGATGGTTGTCAGTTAATGTATTACCCTTCTAAAAGTGACGATTTACATTATCCAACTTGGTTAAAAATACTTAACCATGTAGGTGCTGCTCTAAATTCTACATTAAAAACTTTTGATTGGGCAGTTAATAATGGTATTGTAACCGGAACTGATTATCTTAAATGTTGGATAGCATCAATCTTTCAATATCCAAATCGCCATTTACCTTATTTATTTTTATGGGGTCCAGAATCATCAGGAAAATCTATTTTCCATGAAGCATTAAGCTTACTTATTTCACCGTCAGGGTATCAAGATGGTGGAGTAGCACTTTTATCTCAACAAGCTTTTAATGGTGAACTAACAAATGCTATAATTTGCTATGTTGAGGAAATAAATTTATCACAAAAAAATAAAGTAGCTGCTACAAGAATAAGAAATTGGACTACCAGTGAAGGTATGCAAATACATGCAAAAGGTGGGACACCATTTCTTGCAGCTAATACTACACATTGGATACAGTGTTCTAATCCTGCTAATTATTGTCCTATATTTCCAGGTGATAGTCGAATAACAATGATAAATGTAAAAGAACTTGGGCCACAATGGGAAGATAAAGAAAAATTAAAAACTAGATTAAAAAAAGAAGCACCAGATTTTTTAGGTGCATTAATGCGATTAGAATTACCAGATTCACCAGATAGATTTAATGTTCCAGTTGTAGTAACCAGTGATAAAATTAGAATTCAAAAACAAAATCAAACAGCACTTGAAGATTTTATTGATGATAATTGTCACTATGCTCCAGGCTATACGATTAAACTTAAAATATTTTTTGATGAATTTATGAAAACAATAGATGCAGCGGAAGCTTATAACTGGTCTATTCAAAAAATTGGAAAATCAATAGATATGAAATATATTAAAGGTAGAGCTAGAGATGGTCAATTTTATCTTGGTAATATATCATTTGAAAAGCCAATGGAGGAACGTAATGAATTTATATTAATTAACAATCAACTTTTTCTAAAGAAAGATTAAATGAATGAGATAATTTTAACACCGCTAGCTGAAAAAATTTTATGTTATGATGGATATGAAAATCCCAATGGGTGTCTTGAATGGTTAGGTACTATCAGAAAAGGATATGGTCGAATACAATTAAAAAATGGTTGGCATACCGTCCACAGAGTTGCTTGGGTAATGTATTATGGTACACAACCAAAAAATCTTATTTGTCACTATTGTAATAATAGATCATGTTATAAAAAACAACATTTATATGAAGGAACTTATAGCACTAATAATTATGATGCTTATAATTTTGGAAATAAAATACCACCTATTCCTAAGCCATTAGTATTAACAAAAGAAAAATATTTACAAGTAAAACAATTATACTTAACTAATTGTTATACTCAAGCAGAATTAGGGGTTAAATTTAACGTAAGCACATCAACAATTAATCTTGCACTTAATAAAAAGGGAGGGTACTCACATTATCCATCTTAATGGCAACGCACTATGCGTAATTGATGTTGAAACCACAGGTCTTGATCCAGAGAAACACGAAATAGTAGAAGTTTGTTTTCTTCCTTTAGATGCAAAACTTGAGCCAAGAACAGATGTAGTACCATTTGATCTAAAAATAAAACCTGAAAAAATTGATAATATAGATTGGGAAGCTTTTAAGGTAACAAAAATAAATTTTTTTAAACTTGTTGAAAGTGGGCTAGATAAATATGATGCTGCAGACCTATTTGAACAATGGGTAGAACAATTAAAATTACCAGATAGAAAAAGAATCAGCCCCTTAGCTCATAATTGGAAATTTGATAATGCTTTTATACGTCAATGGTTAAGTGCTCCAACTAGTGAACTTTATATTGATGGACGTTCACGTGATACTATGGAGGTTGCTCTATATATTAATGATAGAGCTGATCATCGCAGTGAACAGATACCATTTCCTAAAGTAAATTTAGGTTATTTAGCATCATGTTTAAAGATACCACACAAGGGTGCCCACTCAGCACTTGGTGATTGTATCACTACAGCAGAAGTCTATAAGGAGATGTTAAAATTAACAACATAAAAATAGATAAAGAAATCGATGGTACTATTATAGCTGAATGGTATCCGTTACAATCAGGTATGCCAATTGTAGGTCGTGGTTCAACTGTACTTGAAGCTATAGGTTCTCTTGTTCTTTATGATCAAATTATTAAATTAGAATCAACACCACTTGTTAATACTAATTTTTCAGTTAAAGAATCAGATTGTAGAAAATATTAAAATTAACAACATAAAGGATTTTAAATGTACACAATCTATTTACATGAATCGTTAGTTCTTTCTATTTTAATTCTTATAACAATGTTAATAGTAACATTATTATTAAAAGTATCATTCACTTGGTTATTGTCACTTCCATATAGTTTTCCAGAACCTGAAATCTTTCGTGGAACGCGAGAATCAGTTGAAAATAGAATTGTATCAGAACACTATAGATGTTTACGATTTATATGGATAATTTGTTTAATTGAAGCTGGTGTATTAATAGTTATAAATTAACAACATAAAAGAACAATATGGCTTATACAGAAATAAGAAAACGTAGAAGTAATTCACGAGGGAAAAATGTACCTTGTGAACAATGCGGAAAATTAGTATATGTTCAACGTAAACGTTTATTAATTTTTCGTTTTTGTTCTCACAAATGCCATAGTAACTATGCAAAACAAACTATATTTAAATTTACTTGTGAAAAATGTAATAAAATATTTTACAGAAAATTAGATCATGGACGTAAAGCAAGATACTGTTCTCGTAAATGTTATTCTGCAACTAAGATACCAGATAAACAAGCTAATTGTAAATATTGTGATAAAATATTCACTACTATCTTTAAAAAAGAAAGAAATAAGTATAAAGAATTTTGTTCAGTTTATTGTAGTGATAAATTTAAAGCTACTGGAAAATTTGTACCATGTATATATTGTGGGAAAAAACATTACATTCCTATAGGGCATTTAAAAAGATTTAAATCACACTTTTGTTCTGAAAAATGTAAACACTTAGGACTTAAGGATGAATTATGTGGCAAAAGTTATAAACATGGTACAGCTTGGCATAGTAGAGGTGAGTATTGGCAAATAGCAGGTAAACGTATTTCTGTAAAAGTAAAAGGGCACTTAACACGTCGCCAATATAAAGCTTTACATAGAATAATTGTAGAAGGTATTATAGGTCGTAAGTTACTTTCTACCGAACCAATATGGCATATTAACAGAAATAATGAAGATAACAGAATAGAAAATTTATATCTATTTCCAACAACAGCAGCTATGACTAAAGCTAGAATGAGAAATGAATTGCCAATTAAATCTAATCTTGTTTAACGCTTCTTCTTAGTTTTCTTTTTGCGTTTAGCAGCAGCTGCTTTACGTCGTCTGTCTTCAGCGGGATTGTGTCTAGCCATTACTTTTTCCTTTAAGGTAAGATAATGAAATTAAAACCTAAAAATATAGCTGAATGGTATATCAATGCCACACAAAAAGAACGTGGCCAATTTTTAAAAAAATAGTAATGTTTACTATGCCTTTTTGTGAAGTTAAACGTGTTATAGATCAAGAAAATGCTTAGATAATACATACAAGGTAATTAATCATGGCAAAAGTATTCCTTTGGTTTGTTGATAATGATTTTGAATTCTTAAATGTACAACCTTATTCAGTAGAACCTAAATTATGTAATGATGCTGATGATGAAAGTGTTGAAATACCAAATAAATTATGGGATAGATGGAATAAAGCAAAAGATGAATTTAATGCAGTTCAAAAAGAATTAGTAAAATATTTAAATTAATGGTCCAGTGCCCAGTCACTCTCCGTAGGAGCAGGGGGCACTTCTTCTAGAATTGCAGGATCAATTAACCGTTTATATAATCCTTCAGCCCGTCTATTAATTTGATATGTATGTTGATTTAAATGATCCAGTTCCCTGTGAATATGATTCGTTGCATTTTGTGTAATGAACCAGGACGCAGCTACACTCATTGATAAACAAGTAAGCATGATCGTAATGATCTGGTACCATTGCGGTGATTTATTCATGGACATAGACCACCAGTAGGATCAGTAGGATCTTCAATTATACCAGGAAAAGACAAACCAGGTGGTGGTATAAAACTTGCTGGAAAACATCTTAATAACTGATTCCATCTCCAACGACGCTGTGTACTAAAAAGAAAATTAACAAAAAAACCACCAGTTTTAAATGTAATAGGATCACTACTACATTGAACAAGACCTACTCCTCCTGATCCAGCAAATGTACTAAAAGGACCTAAATTATGTGTACCAAATACCCTTACTCTTGCAACTTCATTAGAAGTTGATGTTGCTGGGTTCCACAAACTTGTTATTTCTACAGTTCCATTAAGAATAGAACTACAAAAAGGACCACCACCTGTATAATTAAGAGGTAACTTTATTATGCCAGGAGGATTAACTAAATCCCATATAGCATTACCCATATCAGTATTCCACACATATATAGGTGGTGGAAACTCATTATGTAATATCTCACCGGCACCTTGACCTATAACAGATTGTTCAGTTTCCCGTATTTCGTGTTTAGTAAAAGTTACAAGCCCTATTTGTAAAAGATTAGGATCACTTGGATCAGGTGGATCTTCATCATCATCATCAGGTTTCTCTAGACTTAATCTTAAAGGTTCTCCAACTTTTTGAAAACTATGATTTTCTGTACATATTTGTAAATCTCTTTCATTAAACTCACCTGTTGGAATTTGCGAGAGATCATTATCTTCTACTCTTCCAAAAGCAGGTGTATGTTTTAAATCAGTATCTCCAGGGTCCAGTGCCAAGCTATCAGGATCTTTAAGTAATGAAAAAGGGAAATTATCTACCTGTTCACATTCATCTATTTTAACACTATCACCAGGTTTTAGAACCATAATTTATACCCACACTGGACTTTGCATTGTGTACTCATCTTTAATCTCATCATCCTCAATCCATTTATTATACATTACAATAACCCATGTATTAATAGGTATATTTACTCCACCTACAATTTGTAATTGTTTAAGAATTTTAAATTCAGGTTCTCCACTTAAGCCTAATTTATAAACATTAACACCATATGTATCACCACTACCTGAAATAATTTCACCAGGATAAGCAAAAGATAATTCATCCTTACTTATTGCGTCTGCAAAATTTAATGGGTAATCATCATATTGATAATCATAACTGGGCTCTTGACCAGCTGCAAAAGTATACCCACTCGCAAATACAGAAGGCTTTACATCATCAAGATCAGATGGTATTTGATCACCGAAAGTTTGTGCTTGAATACGTTCACCATCAGCTACACGTGCTGATCTACTTCTGAAACCTACTGATGATAAAAAACTAGATGATAGTTGTACTGTACCTTCAACTGTAGCTCCTGGTCCACCGCCACCGGCTAAATCATCCTTAATCTCTTCTTGTGTTGGATAAAATAATGTTATTGAAATATTTTGAGGTTCGGCAAAATCATATCTTTTCATAGTACCTATTTTAATAGGTAACCATGCTTCCATAGATATTGTTTTTTCATCAGAATTATAAATAGATACTGTTAACCTTCCTTTTATAGCTGTGTCAGCTATAAAGTCACTAGCAAAGTTAAATTTAACAGTATCAAAAGTTTCCAATCTTAACTTATCTAATTGTGTTTTAAAGCTAATATGTTTCCACATATTTGAAAATCTAATTATCCAAAAGGTAGCTGATTTCAAAACTAATTCATCAATATTATAAATAAAGAAATCAATTTCTCGTTCTCGTAATCCATATATTGAAACATTGTTTCGAAGTACAATTTTATTGGGCTCTGGTATTGATAAATCTTCTTTCCATGTTGCAGTTAATTTTGTAACTAACTCTTCTGTTGTTGTAGTAAATACGCTTAATGAACCAGCATCTAAATCTGCCTCAGTAAGTGTATCTACTTCTGTCTCTTCCTCTGATAAATATTTAAGAAAAACAACTCCACCACTAATCCAAATAGCACAACGTGCTTGAAAAGCTATATCTTCTACCACAGATAAAACATTTCTTCGTTCTAATAATGCAAAATGTGATGGGTAATTATCTATTTGAGTTTTAACTGTAGCAAAAGTTGCAGTATCAACTGTTAAATTTGTATACTTTTCAATAAGAAATTGTATTATATCAACTGTATTAGGTCCAACTGTTGATGTTTGAGTTACAAATATTTCATCTTCAAAAGTATTATCACTACCACTTAAAGGTTTGTTAAAAAATAAATACGTAATTGTATAACCATTTATATCTTCAGTTGCTACTGTAAATAAACTCCGATCAACAATAGATAATAACCTACCATTTTCTACTTGTTTAAATGCCTGAACAAAAGACACTGTACCAGGTAATAAATTAGCAACATATATAACAGGTGCAGTACTTTTAATTGTTACAAGAGCACCTTCTTTTTTAAATGTAAATCCAAATACTGTGCCATTAAAACCTTTATATTCTGTTAAATTTAAATTATCTATAATAAAAGTATTACCACTAAATGATCCTGTTAAAATAATATCAGCCGCTTGTAAAGTTATAGTTCCACTAGGAAATCCACTAGCATCTGCAACTGTTAATGTTGAATTTTGATCCTGAGATTGTCTTACTGATATATTAACAAGAGTATTTCTATCATTCCGAAGATTAGCTAATGTTATTGCTATTTGAGCAAGTTGACTTTCTAATGTATTTAATACTCCCTCTGCTGCTACAGCATTTGAGTCACCATCAGGATCAGCTGTTAATGAAACAAAAGCAGCAGCAAAAGCATAAAATTCAAATAACGCTTTAAGTTCATTTTCCCTTACACCCATAAAACTAAGTTGACCACGTAATGATGGATCTTTTATTCCTATTGTAGTTGTTGCAATTGTAGTAGCTATTTGACTTAGCCTAACAGCAGGTACAGCTACTACTGTTCCAAATACAAGTGGCCAGGCAACACCTACCTTATCTTTAGGTATAAAAGGGAAAAGCCCTTCTTCAGGACTAAAGCCAACTTCTTTATCTTCAAGTTGTGTGATTACAGAAAAAGATAATGTTCTATCACCTTCTGACCATTCAATAGGACTAGTAATTTGCCCTTCATATAATTTAAATTTTTCATCTAAAGGCAAAGAATCAAACCATTGAAATAGTATACAAGTTTTACCATGTATATCATGATTATTAAATATATCTTTAAGCTTACCTGATGAATCACTAAGTTTTACTGAAATACCTTGTGATTGTGCAGCTCCATCTAATTTAAGAACACTTTCTAAAGTACTAATTTCAAGTATAACTCCATCTATATTAGCAATAGATATATCTTTGTCACCATACTTTAAAAAAGGTCCATCAGCCACCCACTGAACCTCTAATATATTAACAGGTTCTGTACCTAGCTTTGTAGCGATCTTCGCTAGTATAGCTGGATTAAGGATTCTCATCAGGCTAACACACCCTCAAATTCTAATGAAGCAGAAAAACTACAGTTATCAGGACCTGTTTGTCCAAAAGCTGCTGATGGTGTTAGAATTATTCCCTTCCATTGTCTAGTTTCAAAATCTAATATTCCTATTTCCTTACCTAAGCTTTCTTGTAGAAAGTCTAAAAGACTTTCTACTTGTTCTTCTTTAAGTGCTGAGAAAGTATAAATAAGTCGCCTAGTTTTAGGCCAAGTTTCATCTCTAAACACATCAAGTGTACCCCCTCTTGAACGTCTATTAATGCGTCTAGGTTCAAATTGTTCTACATTATCAAAATCAGGATTTCGTAAATTTAATGTATTTGTAGGAATAGTAAAAGGAAATGTTAATGTTGTAAGACTCCGTCTTATAAGGATAGGTATTATAGGTGAAGGTGCTGTAGGTATATCTGTAAATGTTCCTGCACCTATACCTGGATTAAATCCACATAAATCAAGAATAACAAATGATACTACACTTTTCAAACTCAGTGAGTTTGAAATTGATAGTGAAACTATACCATCAACATCAGCAACTTGCGTTAAAGCTAAAATATTTGATACAGGTTCTGTTACTTCTCCAGTTGCTACTTGCTTAAATAAAATATGATGTGTTACTAATTCATATTCTACTGTACGAGTAGATTGTGTAAGAGCTAGCTGGTTACTTGCAATACCTACTTTAACAGTTCTAGCTATAAGAGATAAGAAACTAGTAACTGCAACATTTGACTCTTTTACTATACTTACACTATGACGTAACCCTATATCAAGAAATAAACTAGGTATCCCTGTTGTTGTTTCTAAATCTACTAATAATAAATCATCTAAATCAGGTTCACCTATTAAAGTAGATACGGCTGAAACTATTATAGGTTGACCAGCTGTAACACCTTGTGTTAAATTTAATGTATTTGATGCTGATTTATTTATTGTACCTTCTGCTATACATGCTTGTGTTAGTGTTAATATTGATGTTATTGATACTTTTTTTGTACCTTTTGCTACAGCAGTTTGTGTTAAATCTAAAAACTCTATTATAATTTGATGTATTGCTATATTTACTGATACTGTTTGAGTAAGCGAAAGAACACTAACTTCCGCCATAATATGTTTATCAGAATCAATAGTTTGTGTCAAACTTAAAGTATTTGACGCAGATTCTATAATTACTTGTGTCAACGTAGCACTATCAGATAGTACTATTGAACTAGTTATAGATTCAAAAAAGGCAGCCATTTACGCACTTACTGTGTAAGTAATCTTTAACTGATCACCATTGCTAACAGGAACATCAGCAGCAAACAATGCAGTTGCCCATAAGACACCTGTTGTACCACTCTTTACATTATTAGTTGGTACAAATACACCTTTAACAGTTCCACTACCTGTAATATTAAAAGTGGCAGCAGTAGCATTAGTGATAGATTGAGAAGAAGCGGAACCTGGTCCCCATGCTACACGAGTAGCTTCTGAATACGATGTAAACTCATTCCAGCCACCATGACTAGACATAACATCGCCAGGAGCTAATGCTGTAAATCCACTTAAATCAATAAGTGCAATGAACCAACCGGCACTAGCAACTTGTGTACCGTCACCAAATTCTGTATCAAGAATATGGTCTTTACCTTCATCTGTAATACCATTAGGCATTGAGAACTTATTTAACAACTCACCTTGTGAATTATAATGTTCAAGAGTAAATCTACCCTTTGGCCTAAAATGACTTCTTACATTAACTTTTTCAATATCATCTGAAAGTTTGAAATTATCCTGGCAATGTTCACATCGTTGAATGTAATAACGAGCCTTTCCACATTCAGCACAAACAGTTGGTGTTTTTAACCAATCTGTTCTATCTTGAGCCTTAACTAATTTACTTGCAACGCCATCCATTTTTCAACTCCTTAATTTAAACGAATAGTACCACGACGAAACTCACGTCTCAAACCAGCAGCAATGTTTCTAACTGTAATATCAGATGAACTACCTCCCTCTACTGAAACATTTATGTCACCTACATTATTATTAACAACTCCACCACCGCTACTAAAACGTGCTGCATTAGAATTAATAGCTGTTAACTGTGGGAGAAATTTTCTTGCTTGATTTTTACCTACGAAAAATTCACCAGCAGATGCAAGTACAGGTATATTATCACTGGCAACTGATCCACCATGAGCGAATCTTTTTATAGCTCCACCTGTCGCCTCTAGACCTAAAGCTTTTCTAGAAGGAAGAGTAGGTGCTATTTGAGTCTGAGATTGCTTTAATAAAAATGCTCTATTTGCTGCCTGTACTTGTATTATAAATCTTTCAACAGCAGCAGATAAAACATCAACTCCTGCTGCCCAACTTTGTATTCTATTAAGACCATTTATTGACAAGACTCCAAACTCAGTATCTATAGTTGCTACACCTAATAATACTTGATCTACTACTGCTTTAGTTGCAGGTATTGACTCTCTTAATTTTTCAGCTGCGTCTTGTGCTTCACGTGCATCTCGTTTTAATGTTTTTAATGAAATTAAAGCTCCTAATGCAATATCTGCTTGTTCCTTTAATCTAGTAACAAGTGTTAAATTAACACCTTTTTTGCCAAGATTATCTAATAATATTTTAGCTTCTTCTAATCTTAAAAATAACTCAGTTGATCTTGTATCTATTTCTCCTTTTTTTGTCCCCTCTATTGTTGTACCTATTTCATTAAGAAATTTTATTACACTATTTACATCAGCATTAAATTCTGGATCAATTAAAGTTATTTTTATAGCATCTAAAGCCGTAGCAGCTTCTTTAGCTTCTCTAAGCCTTGCCCCTATTAATCTTATAACTGTTTCTTGATCATCTGCTGATTTTGTAAGACTTGTAGCAAGATTTGACTGATCTTGTAGTAATCCTTTAGTTACTTCTACTGCATCATTATATCTCTGTGCTGATTCTAATTGTTTTGTAATATCAGGTTGAAGAGTTTTTCTAAGATCTTTTTCTTTTATTAGTGACTTAACTATTCGTTGCCTTAATTCAACTATTTTTCCTTCTAATCCAGTTTGTTTCTGTAATTGTTTATTAATTGCTGAAGAAGTTCTTGAACTACTAGTACCAAATGATGTATCATCACCTACAAGACGTGTAATAGATGTCGAACTTCCTCCTCCACCTGTTCTTGTATTAAGTCTTTGTGTGGTTCTTATTTCATCATTTATTTTTTCTAAGCGATCAAGAAGAACACTTGCAGCATCTACCTCTTTACTCTCTATTATAGGTTCTACTTCTTTAACAAGATCATTAAATATTTTCAATAATTGATTTCTTCTTTGGGCTGGTCCAAAAAGATTCTTTTGTGCTGCTATTAATTTATCTGTAAGTTCTACTTGTTGTGCTTTTAGTTTTTTATCTGCTGTATCTCCTTTTCTCAATTTTGCAGCAGCTTGAAGAATTTCAGATTGTGCTTGACTTGCACCTCTTATAAGTGCTTCTGCATTTTTATCAGCTTCATTTTGTATTATAGTAATACGTCTTTGTGATTCTTTTCTAATAGCATCTGTTAATTCTCTAGATAATTCAATACCTTTATTTACCCAATGTACAAATTCATTTATCATAAGTGGAACAACAATAGTTATAGCAGCAAGCCATGCAACTGGATGTCTTAACATAGAAGCATTTAATAAAGCTAATTTAAATTCCAAAAGAAGTATAGCTCTCCCTATTCTGAAAACT